GTAAGAACCAGAAAATGACATTTGTGGGGTAGCGAGGTCAACAGGTATAAACGAAAAACCCCGCGGAACATGGCGTTCAGCGGGGTGTTCGTTTTTTGTCGCAGAGCTTTGCTGCGACGTTCCTGGCGGGCCAGAACGTACGCCGACCAAAACAGTCTGCGGTGGAGGTTGGTGTTGAGTCCATGGCTTGGAGTGCTCCGGATGATGTGTCGATCATTGGGTGACTTACCCCAATACTGGTTAGTTCGTCCTCCACAGAAGTCAAAAGAAAGCCGTCGCGTCAGCTCACCAATGGAAATTTCCGGATTTGCCGCGGGTCAGTAGCAGTTTGACAGGACAAAGGGCCTATCGAAGCAACTCTTCATCGTGAGTCGCCAAGCATACGAAAGCGGATGTCAAGATGGACAAATGGGAAACAAAAAGTCATGCGCTATGATTGAGGCGCCCGATTCCTAGCCTTTCGTGTAGGACCAATATCTCGCCCAACTCGCCTTGATCGTGTTTGGAAAACCGGGGTTCTGGTCACCTTTGATGTCACGACCCGGACCATGTTTGATCGCTATATTGTACCTAGCCAAGGCACGAAATAGATCGCCATTTTCGGCATCTAGATAGTGGCGTAAGATAGTGCACCCATAGCGTAAATTGGTGCGCAGATGGAATAGATTGTCGTCCTGTTGCCCAATCAACCGAACCCATTCTGGGCGCACTCCCATGAATCCCCGGGCACCATCAGATGAAACGGAATATTTTTTGAATTTACTTACCACATCGATCAGAGCAAGCACGAGTTGTGGATCAATCCCGGCTCGTGTGGCTTCGTAATGCACGGAGCGCAGGAAGTCGAGACGCGCCTCCCGGTCTGGCATGCGCTTGGCGAGGCGCCCTGACATGTCCGTCAGCCAGTCGATGGCCACCATCGAATCCTGGAAGGAGCTATGCTCCGGTGCCCGATTACTATCCGGCTTCCCCGATGCCTCACCTGCCCTCCAAGAAGGAGTCCGTGCCGGTCTCGATACTTGGGGCTGGGAGGGAGCCAGGACGTATTGAGATGATGATCGAGGCGGCGGGCTTTTTGATGTCTCAGTGCTTTGCAACTTACGAAGCAGTGCCTCCGTTGGTTTCCCATCAACAGTCAAGTTGTAATCCCGCTGAAACGAGCTAATCGCTGAACGGGTCTTACCCCCCACGAACCCATCATCAGTTCCGGCGTCGTAGCCCAGCGAACTCAGGCGCTGCTGAATAGACTGAACAGTTGGGTCTGGCATCGGCTTAACGACTTGTGGAGCAGGCTTTGACGGTGACGTTCCGGTTGAAAACCTCTCACGCCCCGCAATTTGGAGGTTCGCGCGGAAGCGTTCGACCTCTGCCCGAGCACTCTCTAATGCCCCTTTTCGATAGCGGAACTGACCGCAGCGGCTGTTGTAGTCTGCAATCATTCCGTTGAAACGATCGACATGGAACGTAACGTGCCTATTGACCGCTGCCTTCGCGGATTCGAGCCGTATGTCCTCGGCCAAGCAATAGCGCAGCTGACCGGCGCTCAAAACTAAATTAGTGCCGACTGGCGGTAACTCTTCATGTAGTCGGCTGGCCGACAGTGTTGCTGTAGGTGGCGAATACGAAGGGGCCGAAGGGCTTGATGGCGAGGATGCCGACGTTTCACTCTTGTTCGCCGATCCTGCTGCTATCCAGATAACCACTACGGCTGCAACAATCCCAAGGAGCCACCGCCAGCTCGAATCACCCATGGCGAGAGCGGGTCCTTGGTAGGTTTTCGCTGTTGACTGTGGCTGATTGCTCTGCTGCGTATTGAGAGCGCTTTTCTGATCCTCGCTTCCATCCTTCTGCTTTGGAGCGGGAGAAGCCTTTGGCGACTTCGGGAGGCCAGGGTCAGTCTCCAGGTCTGATAGGAGGGAGGAGAGGCCCGCAAACCCAACTGACTTCTTGCTTCTATCCTCCTCAGCTGCCATGCGCCCCTCCCGTCAATGCAACTCAGTGAGTCATTGCCAACAACCCGACCGCAACGATGGCATCGACTATCCTTGAGGCCGCAACCGCCCCCCAAGTTCAGACGATCAACTTAAGCCAGTCTGCGGGGCGTCTCTTGAGCCCCGGATTCCTTCACGCTAGCCTCGTAACTTAGCACTTCATCATATCAACTTGTAGGCATGAGACCGATGCAGTCTTCGTTGTGGTTTTCTGGCTTGGAACGGGGGGCGACCAACCTCTTCACTACCGGAAAGTGCGTTACAAGGGGCTGGCCAAGAACACCGTACACCTCACACACTGTTCGCTTTGGCCAATCTGCTGATTGCCAAGCGACGCCTTTTGCCGTTCGAAGCCCAGACCGCTTCCTGAAGGAGACAAAAGCCCCGTAACGGGGCAGAAAGAGTCGAAAGCCAGTGGCGTTTCGGCTTGATTGGTAATGATCGCAGCTCGTTGTCAAAAAATCGCTGCCGGGCAGTAGTAGGCTACTCGGCGGCCATTTGATCAGCATTTCCTTAGCGGCAGCCACAGGGCGTCTGGCGCTATCAGTGGTTTTGGCGCCAAGGAAAGGGAATATTGAAAGTTGCCAAGAGGTTTTCATGGGGACGCTACTGCTCAGTCTCGACACCACAATCAGTAGTCCAAGTAAGGCGTGCAAAGATTATTCTCTTGCAAACATTTGTGGCCCCGTGATCTTTGAGAAGATTAATGAGTCTGGCGTTTGGATTAACGGCCTTCTTAGCGGCCTTCATTGGAGAGTCCCCACCATCATCTTTCTGATTAATATCAGCACCGCGGCTGATAATGTATTCGGCCATATCGTAGCTTCCCATTCGCACGGCAACAACCAATAGAGTATTACCATGAATTTTTTGATTTATCCCGAAACCATTATCTAGAAAATACGCAACACCATCTTTATCAAGTGCTTGAACGGCACCAAGTGCATTTTTGTAAGAGGGGAGGCTTGTTTGCACTGGAGGCGCCTTAACCTTGGGTTCTAGTGGGGGGTGCTGCTGCCGCTGGTTAACGCTATCAGAGGCAGGTGGTCGTGTTTCGCGCTTGGGAGTGCCCCCCCGTGGCCTTTCTGCTTCTTTGAAGGGTGGAGATATTTCCTGCTGTATTTGGCGAGGCGCGAGTACTGGTGTGGCGATTTGACGCCAGCCGTTGACTAGACGTTCTCCTTCAGAACGCAAGAGAACTCTATATAGTTCAACTTCTTCACGTGCTGTTTCCAGGGCGTCGCCCCGATATCGAAAACTGCCACAACGGCTGTTGTAGTCACCTATAGCAGCATTAAATTTATCAATTTCTATCTGGGAGCCACTATTTAAGGAATCTCTCATGCCAGCCAATCGGATATCCTGAGAAAGGCAGTACCAGATCTGCTCTTTATTTAGGATCATGCTATCTCCAATCGGAGGTACAACTTCGGCCGGCCGGTTGCTCGCGCTTGCTGTTGCCGTTGAAGGCGGCGTTGGACTCTGGTTTCGCATATTTTGCGGTGCAGGCGCTGGAGCTTGAACACTTTGGGGTGGAGGTTGATTGTTGCCCAAGTTGGAAAGCGCGCTCAGCACGACAATCAAAATTGCAATAATCCACCCCCATTTGAGACCTCTACCGCCGGATGGTCGATTGCCCGTGTTGGAAGACGGGTTCTGTGAAGCAGTCGGCTGTTCCGAGGGTTCTGCGGCCCATTCAGCAGTCCGGTCCGGCGGGGGCGGCTGCGGTGGCCGCGGCTGCGGGGGCGGTTGTTTGGCCTTTGGCACCTCGATGTCGGAAACCATCGAGTTGAGCCCCGCGAATCCCTTCTTTTCCTTGTCTCCCGACATCACAGGTCAGTCCTTGATGTAATCGCTGAGTTTTCGGACGCCCTTCTTGAAGCCGCCGCGAACCATGTGTTCTAGAACATGCGTGTTCCAGGCGTGGATGTAGGAGGCGGAACCGTACGTCTTGTTGTCGTCCTTTTTTCCGATGACGAAACTGCCGTCCGCACTCCACACGTGAACGTCGTGCCATCCAAGCCGAACCTGCTCGTTTGCTCCCAGCAGCTTATGCTTGACCAGGGTAATGGCTCCGTCCTCGACCTTCATGTCGCCAAATGCGAACGAGTGCCCCTCTTCCAATGCGGAAAGCATGTCGAACATCAACCGGACGAAAACTGCGCTCCATAGGGCTTCGAGGAATTCAGAATAGGTAGTTTCATTCTTTAACTGAATCACCTGTTCGGAGCGGTTGTCTCCAAACCCGATCGTGTAATCCGTTCCAGTTGGTATGCCGTTCACTGATTTCCGAACTCCTCCCCAGCGCACGCGCGTGATCGATTCGAGAGGATAGGTGTTACCTTTCCATCGGATACCTTCTGGGGAAATGGATAGGTCGTCCTTGAAGACCAGACCCACCTCCGCCTTGAAGGTGACGTCGCGCGCCCACTGAGCGCTGTTTTTCTCCCGTTCCTGGGCTTGACGACGCAGGCCTGCGATCACGTCGGCGTCCTCGCGAATTCTTTCGACCACCTCCGGTAATTCGGCGAACAACTCTCCGAGCAATTCGGTCATTCGGTGGGCCTGATCAAGCATGCCATGCTCGTTGTTGAGGTCGACTCCGAGACCGCGCAGTTCGTCGGCGACGTCACGGCTCGGCCGGTGCAGGATCCCTCGCGATTTCGCGCTGATCTGAATCGGCTGGGCGACGCGGTCCCAGTTCCGCGCGACCTTCTCAAGCTTGTCAAGGATCGGAGCGATGGCCCTTTCCCCTTGCAGTGCCGCGTTTCTCACGTTTTCGACCAATTTCGTGATGTTCTCCGATTCCTTTTGAAGGAATCCTTGCGTTTCCACCTCGTACGCGTCCGCGAGTTCGTCGATCAGGGCAGGCCCCTGATCTTCTCCGTCGTTGGTGGCGACGGATACTGCATCGGTCATCGTTTCGACGAGTTTGTTCGGATCCATCGTGTCCAGCAGGCACTTCAAAACTGATCGGTAGGTCTTTCGCCTTTCGATGAGTTCCTGCTCGATCACCTCGACACCTCTTACTGCCGGAAATCCGGAGATCGCTCGGTCCTCGTTGATGTCCCTGAGCACTTCGCCGGCATCGATCGACTCGACCACCCAGGCGAAATCTCGGATGAACTCTGCAATCGATTCTGCGTCTTCTTCGTCATCGACGAGTTCGAGCGCCGCAGCCATCAGGTTCGCGCGGGCTAATTCAGGAAGACCATCCTCGGAGCGCACCGAGACCGGATCTTCTGACAGGGTATTTGTAAATCTTTCGGCGGCACGAGGGGCAACGCCAGGCATCCAGGACATTTCAACCGACAGTCTCGCCATAGGGTTGGTCAAGTCGGAGCGTGCTTTTTGGCAAAGTTTGTAGTCGATGTGCAGCGACCTCTCCTCGGCCATCTCAACGATTTTTCGGCGATCGTCCCGCGTTGTCACACCAAGCACCCAGAAAGGGTTGGCGTGCAATATTGTGTCGCTAGAATTTTTCATCGTCTCAAATGTTTCATTTTTTTCCGACAGGCACCGGTCCCTCCGGTCAAACGAAGCCGATGCGTCGGCCGCTCCCCTCTTCGGTCCTCGAGGGCGCTTCTTCTAGCGCTGCGAGCAGAAACTCCTGTCCGAGTTTGTCCTCTCCGGCGCGGGCTGCAAGCCGAGCGCCTTCGCGAACCACAAATGAGACGTCGGATAGTGGTCTTCCCGCCAACTTCTTGGCAAGTGGTCCGGGGTCGACAGTCTTGTCCTTTGGCAGGGTTGCCAGCAGTTTGTCGAGCAGGGCGAGAACCTCATCGGCGTTCGCGTAGTCGACCTTGATCACATGATCGAAACGACCGCGGCGCATGATCGCAGAATCGATCATCTCGACGCGGTTGGTCATCGCCACGATCAGCACCTCGTTCTTGGCTGCTGCCGGGATGCGCCGCAGAAACTCGGCGACCTCCTCGACGCGGTGGTGGCTGCCTCCTCCGCCTGATTCGCGGTCGGCGAGAAACGCTTCCATCTCGTCGATCACCAAGACCGACGGGGCGTTCTGCACGGCCTTCTCGAACATGTCGGCGATCTTTTTGCTGGTCTCGTGGATGTATGGGCTCGCCACGCTCGATGCGTCGATCTGGAAACTCGGCCAACCGAGGTATTCGACCAACTGTTCTACGGCGAAGGTTTTCCCGCACCCCGAGGGGCCGTGCAGGACCACTGCGGAAGGGAAGCCGACGCCGAGCGCCTTGTAGCGTTCCTTGTTCCGGACGATGTCGATCACATGCTCGTTGAAGAACTCCTCCAACTCTAGGCGTCCCGGAAGTTCGAAGCGCTTGGGCGGCGACCCTGCGGAACGTCCGGCGCGAGCGTTGGTTCCCAGATCGGCGGTTCGCTCACCTCCAACCTTCTCAGTCGTTTGAGGCACCGATGTATCGGGACGGGGTTCAACCACCGGCATGACCTCGGCCACTTCGAAACCCGCGCGCTGGACGACGTCTCGCAAATGCGTGGTACCCATCCATGTGAGCATCTGACGCAGATGGCGGAAAGACTTAGCGGAGACGCGGGCGCCGCCAGTAAGCCAGTAGCCGAGGACAACGTCGTCGTCCGTGCGCGATGTGATTCCGTAGGACGGAAGCAGCCGACTAAACTTCTCTATGTAAAGGGCGTCCTGCAAAGGGGTCTCCGGATCGATCTCCCGGGTGGCCTTCATCGACATGGCGAACGCGAGCGCCTCATTCTTGTCTTCCGGGGATCTGCAATCGGCAACCGGGGCGAGCAATTGGCTCGCCCCGCAGGAAACCTCGCGGTAGTTCTCTGAGCCGAAGGAGAATTCGCGGAAGGCCCCGTCCTCGATCAGGCCGGAGTCGACCCACTTGGAGACCAAGCCTGGTTTAGCAACCAGAGCACACCCGCCGCCACGAGTTTCGACGATCAGCCAGTTGGTCTCGCTGTGCAGCGCCCGACCGCAACGAGCGCCATCGGGCAATTCGAATCCGACCGGGAGCCAGCTTTCGATCCACATGGCTAACCCACCAGAATGTTCGAGCTGGCGACCATGTCGTCCTCGCCGGCGGTGCCGATGCGGGTCGAGTCAAGATGAACTACCACTTGGCGGAGTTTGTCGATGTCGTTGGTCTGGAGGGCCAGTTTTCCGATCTTGCAAAGCTCGGCGTGCTCGTTGGCATCTGGGAACAGGAACGCGTCCTCGGAGAGCCATTTGAAGCGGTCGATGACGAACCAGTCCTGGCGCCAGAGGATCATGAAGTTCTTGCCACGAAGCTCGTCGAGGTGAGACTCGAAGTCGCCGCTGTTGTTGTCGATCGCGCGTTGAGCGGTCTTGGCGAGGTTGCCGAAGGCTCCGGCTTCAGCGGGCCGGGCGTGCGCCCGGATGTGCGCGTCGAAGAACTCAACCGCTTTGTCGAGCTCCATTTGACGAATGACCTTCTGGTGTTCCTTGCGCGCTTGGGCGAGCAGCTTCTTGGCTTCCTGGATGTCATCCATCGCCTGCTTGGCCGTTTCCGGGTCGCCCTCGTTCCCCTTGGAGGCTGCGGCGCGGTCAAGTCGCTCGCGGGCCTGGTCGATTTTCGGGTCGTCGATCTTCGAAGCTATCTCGTTGACCCGGTTGCCGACGCGGTCGGCTTCGTCGTCGATGCGCTTGGCTGCCTTCGTGTAGTCGATCTGGCCTTCTTGGCGAGAGTAGAAGTTGCGCCCGCTGTGGAACGATCCTCCGATGGAGGGAACGGTGACTTCGAGAACGATGTTTCCCGAGTCGAGAATCTCATATTCGCAGAGAAGTTCGGCGCCCTTCGCAATTACGCCTTCGGCAAAGTCGGATCCCTTGATCTCGAACATGCCGATGAAGCGGTTGTCGGAGACGGGATCCTCGATGCTGCCCTCCCAAAGCTTAAACTTGATGGACCCCGCGGCGGCGGCGCGCAGTGACTCCTCGACCTTGAAGGTCTTCTTGCCCTTTTTTGGCAACTGGTCGCCTTCGCGCACGAGGTAGTCGAGGATGACGCGACCGCCGATTTTTTCGCGTGCCTCGACCCCGATCGACTGCGACGCGGGAATGGCGTCAATCTGGGCGGCGGTGCGCGCGATGCTTATCTTGTCCTGCGACATCTTCACGGGGCCGCCCGCGGCATCGAACACGAAGACCTTGAAAAGGTTCTCGCCGGGCTTGGCCAAGGGAACTTCGACGACGGCACCATCCTTGAGCGGAGCTCGGCCGGAGGACCATCCGGTGTCGAGGCTGTCGACTTGGAACGCGATTCCCTCGGCGGCTTTGCCGCCGACCTTGGCGACCACCTTGGCCTTGGAGTCTGGGGTTCGCGCCTGATAGTTAAAGGACAGGTCGAGCCCGCCTCCGGCAGCGAGAGCCCCTCGGCCGCTTTTGCGTCCGCGGTTCTGACTGGACCAGTCGATGGATTCGGCGAAAACGGCGGCACCCTCAGCTACGGCCGTCATTGGGTTGACGTCGGTAGAGGCGGCGATACCGAGTTCGAAGGCGACCTTGTCGCGCAGCGGCTTGTATTGGGTAGGGCCTCCGACGAAGACCACGCGACCGATGTCGTGGGGACTCAGGCCCACCTTTTCCATGGTCTCGCGGGCGGCGGCAACGGACTCCTCGAGCTTGGAGGAGATCAGTTCGTCGTAGACGGCACGGGAGACGGAGATGTCCAAATAGACGTCGGCGCCGGAATCGTCCTTGACGCGCAGTTCGCTGTCGTCGAGGGTAACGACGGCCTCCTCGCTCGATGAGAGATCAATCTTGGCTTTCTCAGCGGCCCAAGTAGCCATGTGGCGCAAGGTGGCGTAGCGTTTGTCGGCGGAGAAGTCCTCAGGCAAGTCGAAGTTCTTGACGAGCCAAGGCTTGACGACGTTATCGAGGAGCAGACGGTCGAAGTCACGGCCGCCGCACATGGCGATGCCTCCGTGAGCCAGAAGACTCACCCGTCCGCTGATGCTCTCGGCGATGGCAATGTCGAGAGTTCCGCCCCCAAGGTCAAAGACGAGGAACATGCCGTCGCTTTTACGGTGGCGCATGACGCTCATCACCGCGGCAACAGGCTCTTGCATGAGAGCGACCTTGCCGATACCAGCCATTTCGGCGGCGGCCATGGTCGCGTCTTTCTGCATCTGGTTGAAGGCCGCAGGGACGGTGATGACGGTTCCGGTCTCGGGGTCGTTTCGAATTTCCTCAGGAATGTAGCCGAAGAGCACGCGCAGAATTTCGGCGGAACACTCCTCGGGTGTCATCGTCAGATCGACGGCGGGAAGTTTTACCGGTGTGCTCGTGCCCATCAGGCGCTTGAAGAGGGTGGCCGCGTTTTCGGGATTGCGCGCCGCATTGTCGTAGGCTCGCTTGCCGACGTATTTATTCGAACGTTTGTCGATGAAAATGGCGGACGGCGTGACGTCGTTCTGGTCCGGGCTCTTGAACAGGCGCAGATTCTCGCCGTCGTAGGCGCAAACGGCGCTGTTGGTTGTTCCGAGGTCGATTCCGATGTAGTTCTTCATTGCGGGTTAACTTTCGCGAGCATTGCCGTTCCGCCGCGGACAAGTCCGTCGGGGCCCATGACGACCGGTTCCACCATTTGTTCGACGAACAGAACGTCGTCGGGGCCGAAATCGGCGATATTAAGAGCAGAGACGGCCATTCCGGCATCGTAGGGCTGGCCTTCGAGACTGATGATGCGCAGACCGCACCCTTCGAGTCCGTCGTCAATTTTCTTAAGGAAGTAGCGCGCCTGATTAGCGTAGCGGGGAGCCTCGCCAGCGTCGAGCTTGGAGATCAGGCGGCCGAAGACGCGCGCGAAGCGCCACCCCTCTATGGAAACATCGATCAGCGCCTTGCGTTCGGCGCTCTCGCCGGGCGCGTTTAGTGTCTCGTCCATGATTCCTCCCTTTATTATTATGCTGCTGTTAGCGGGGCGTCGCTCCCTTCGGGCGGCGGAAAGCGCTGTGTCGGACTATCGGGACGATCCCTGTTCGCAAGCTTTTCCAATAAATTGTACCCGACAACCGCATGCGTGAGTGCCTCACAATCCCGCGTTGTCGTTGCTCGACTAATACGCGGGAGTCGAGACTCATATATGCAATTGGCAACAAAAACGGCTCTGCTCTTATCGAAAAGCGAGGCGGATTGCGTTGTTCTTCAACATAAACATTTCCGCTATCTCAACCCCTCTCCGACGCCGGATCAGAGCTCTACTGCAGCGCGAGCGGTTTAGTTCTCCTGCAGCGGTCTTCTTGCCAGGCGCCTCTGCCCCTGCCGCAACCACGTCGATGAACTCCCACACCTCTATCAAAGCACCTCCTTCACCTCCTTCGCCACCTCATCGATCCCCGCATCCCGGTTTCTCTCGATGAAGTTGAAGACCCAGCGCACGATCGCCCATCCCGGTAGGCCGCAGCCAAAGATCAAGCCGCCCAGCGCCACGAGCCCGGTCACCGAATCCACCCACTCTTGCAGCCGGAAGTACTGGACAGCAATCGCCCCGCCGCCGATTCCGGTAACCACGGTGCTGATCAATCCCACCGCCCACTCGCGTGTCGATCGGGGCGGCGTCATCAGCATCACGACAATGGCCGAGAGCAGCGCCCCGCCCGCCGCTGCCCCTCCAGCCGCCTTGAACGCCGCGGCCCCGGCGACGCCACTACTGGTTGGTTCTGGCACGATCACTCTCCAATGCAAAAAAAGGACCGCCGAAGGCGTGTGCCTCGGGCGGTCGGGTGGTTCAGACGAATTGTGTTCGAGGCGGCGACTTCGGCCGCAGTGGTCATGTCATGTGTCCGGTGTAACGCGAACGACGTTGGTGCCATCGGCAAGCAGGAGCGCCCGCTTTCCCTGCGCCACCACAACCCCGCCTCCCGCTGCCGTCTTGAACGTCGTGGCAAACGCCCCGCTGTTGTTGCAATAGACGACGCCCTCCCAGCTATCCGGAACGATCACGTTGCGGTTGCCATTCAGCGCACCAGTAGTCGTCAGGTAACGGCAACGCGCCTCCGCTGCCGTCAGCGTCACGTCCGCGGCGGTCACCGCGACAGTCGCTCTTCCCGGCAGATACGTCGGCGCCACCCATGCCCGCTGATCTGTGTAGCTCGTCACCGAGGACGCCCCGGTGACCGCGGTGTAGAGCGGAGTCGATCCGCCGCTGAAGCCCACCGTATTCCTCGACACCACACCCGCGCGCGTGGCCTCGATGTAATTCGTGGTCGAGGCGGTGAGTGCCAACGCCGCCGCGTTGTTGCTGATCGTGGTCAGCACGCCATCGACCATCATCACGCCGCCGTAGTAGAACCAGTTGAGGCCTGAGCACAGACTGGCACGCCGGCCGAACAGCGTCGCCGGGCTGCCGGCGTCGAACAGCGCGTTGGCCGTCACTTCCTTGGATGACTGCGCTTGCGCGATGAGATCAAGATGGGTGGTGCTGCTGGCCATGGTCTACCTCGTGATGGACGTGGTGAGCGGATATCCCCGGCCAACGGTCGCCGAGATCTGAAAGAGCTTGAGATACAGCGTCGCCTGATTGGCGCCGAAGTCGCTGATCTGATCGGCGCTGGCATACGCACAGGAAGGCGCATTCACCGTGATCGTCCGCTTCACCGCCGCGTAGGTGCCGTCGGCGTAGACGTCGATGGCGTACGACTCGGTGGCCTCGCCGAGCGAAGCGTCGACGTAGTCCCGCCATTCGCCCCCATCGCGCGTGCGCCGAATCCAGGTCAGCGACCAGTCGTTGCTCGAAGGGTCCCGGTTCCCGGTCAGCGCGATCGGCGCCAGCGGCGTGAGATTGACTCCCTGGTACGCAAAGGCCCGGTTGGCATCGGTGCTGATGTCACGATCAACGGTTACTCCGCGGTACAGGTACGACAGACCGATCGACCCGGAGTCCATCGCGATGGCCGCCACGTCGGTGGTGTCGAGCAGGATCAGCGCATCGCCGACTGCGTGCAGGCCCATCGCCCACTCGCTGCCGAACCGCCCGCGCAGCAGGTTCTGCAGCACGTAGCTCGTCCCGCTCACCAGCGAGCACGTCTGCGCCGCGATGATCTCCCAGCGCCCGTCCGCTCCGTACGCAAAGTGGTTCGCGCCGCCGAGCATCGCCATCTGCGTCACGCTGAATAGTTCGCCTTGCGTCAGGGTCACGTTGAGCAAACTGGCGCTGTCGACCATGCGGTGCTCGACGACGCCGATGCTGTTGGTGCAGGTGCCCATCGACGACCCGGGCGGCCCGAAGTCCTGCAAACTCGCCCACGTGCTGCCCGCATCGGTGGACTGCATCAGCACCCCGCCACCCCATCCCGCCAGGGCGCCGGTCATCGCAACCAGGAACGACGGCCCGGACTGCGCGCCGTTGATCATCGGCACATCGAGCAGGACATAGACCGAGGCACCTACCGGCGTGATCGTCGTCGGCCCGGTCCATGCCGGCGAGGATCCCACCGCGGTCGGCGTGTAGATCGCGGCACTGGCGTATTTCGCCTGGCATTCCAGCCGCCCGTCGCTGGTGTAATGGATCCCGGTCAGGCGCAGGCTCACGTTGCCCTCGGGCGTGACCAGCGTCACCACGTCGCCCGGCTCGACCTGGTTGTACGTCGGCGGCAGCGTGATAGCCACGTCGTAACGTTCCAGCCAGTACAGATAGAGCAGCACTTCCGCCTTCCCCGCTGCCTCGGTCGCGGTCAGCACGATCGGCAGATCGAGCACCCGGGCGTTGATCGCCGCCGTGTTCAGCCGCTCGGCGTACTGCGTGCCGGCGTTGTACTCCCGGTCATAATCCAGATGCTGCACCGTGACCCGTCGCGGCAACTGCGAGTCCATCTCCCGGCTGGTCGTGATCTGTACGCCCGGCTCCTGACCCGCGCCCCGCGCATCGAGGTCTGTGGCCGCAATCGTGACCACCGGCGCCCCGCCGCGCGCCACGAACCTGATCTGGTATCCATGCTGAACCACATCGAACGGCCAAGCTGCCTGCAGCGGTTCGAGCGCCGCCCGGATCGCCCCGACGCTGCCGATCCGGTAACCCCTGACCTGCTGCGAAGCCAGCGCAGTGACGTCGATGTCGCCGCTGGTCAGCAAGCCTGATTGCAGGCACTCCGCAGAAACGACCGCGTCGAGGCTGGGGAAGATCGGCGAGACGAACGTCGGAACGATGCGGTAGGCGTAAGCGGCATCCTGGGAACAAACGGAATGGAAGGCACCGTTCCAGCAATCGCCGACATAGGGCATCGTATTGACCAAAGTCTGGTAAAGCGTCCATGTCCCGGCAGCCCCGGTCGGAGACGTGTAGAAGCGGTCGTTGCCGAAATAGAGGAAGTTGTTATTGTCCGCGCCCATGGACTGAGAGGCAGGGATCACCGCCAGGTCGGTCCAGGTGACGCCATCCGGGGAACTCTTGGCCGCAATCCCACCGTTCGAGCCAAGGAAGAAGACGCCGTTCTTGACCACCCCGTGGTTGTGATTGCTCAGAGCCACGCCGTTCGGCGCACCCCCGGTCCAGGTTCCGGTGCCGCCAGTGGTCGACACCATGACCCGGTTGATGGCGTTCATCCAGATCAGGAAGGTGGTGCCGTTGTGCAGCACCTTCGAGCCGTTGCCGCCGGAGTTGAAAGGCAGCGTCACCGCGGTCCAGGAAGTCCCGGTGGTGCTGGTCGTGCACTGCGAGCCGTTGGCGCAACCAATCACAAAGGTATTGTTGCCAAAGGCGATGGGACCGTTCCCCGTCGGGTTGGCGTTGGACGTCCAGGTGACCCCGTCCGGAGAAGTCCAGACCGGCATCCCGCTTTGATAGCTCGGTGCGACGAAGAGCCCGTTGCCCCAGACCAGACCCTGCCAGAAGCAACTGCCGCCGAACCCTGCGGCGTACTGGGTCCAGGCGATCGCATCCGGAGAGACCCAAACTTTGTTGTTGAAGTGCGCCAGGCGCACAAAGACCGAACCGTTCCACGCCGTGAACACGTGCTTTGACGCGGTCGGCATGTCGTACCGGGTCGCGACGTAAGTGTTCACCGTTCCCAGTTGCAGGATCTCCACCCGCACCTGCGCCCCGGCCAGACTGTTGGCGTACCGCGCCAGCCCGAGATCGTAGAACACGAGGTAGGCCAGACCCCGCCAGGCCGGGGTGTTGGCGACTCCGAGGGTCGCCTGGATGCGCGCATCCGGAGCCTGCGTGTCGGTGCCCAGGTAGACCTTGAATCCCGACGCGGCCGCGTTGCTGGCGGCGATCGTGTTGGAATCACTCGATCCTGCATCGTAGATCAGCTCCGGACCGACCCAGATGCGGCGCACACCGGCGATCGGCCCCTTGCACAACCCGACCGCGAAGGTGGCCGAGTAGGTATAGGTGCGGGTGGTCGTCTTGCTGCCGCCGCCCTTGCCGCCGGATTTCTTCCTGGTGACCGTTTCCTTGAGGCGGTTGTTCTCCAGCCAGAAGACGTTGCCGTTGACTGTCACGGTGCCATAGACGCGCGGGATGACCGCACCATAGGTACTGGTCTGCACCGACAGGTCGTCGAGGCGAGGACCATTGACGGTCGGACCCTTCGGCGGGTCGAGGTAGCCACCGGCCATGATGCCGATCTGCGCACCGTACAGAGCGCCGGTCGGGCCGCCGCCCAGGAAGAACCCGGCGACGGCCCCGACGACCCCGCCAAGCACCTGTCCGCCGCTGCTCATGTCATTTCCCGGAAACGATAGACGCGCACGATGCGCGCTGCCCAGGCCGGCGACAGGCGATGCTCGCAGCAGGTCCCGACCGATTCATAGGCATGCACGATCGTCTGCTCGTCGGTGAGAATGGCCAGGTGCTGCGGATCCCGCGTAAAGCGCATCAGCAGGAGATCCCCCGGGCGAGCCCTGGCGCCGCAGGGGTTGTCGTCGATCAGGCTGAGGCAGGGCTGTGCCTCGAGCAGGGCTTCGAGCTGCCCATCGGCCGGCGTGCGGCCGTAGGCCGGAAGATCAATGACGTCGTGGCCCAGTTGCGTTGCGACGTGCACCGCCACGCCGGCGCAGTCCAGGCCGATGCCAATCAAGCGCCCCTGGTGGCGAAACGGCGTGCCGAGGCACTGCCGCGCGGCAGCGAGAATATCGTCGGCCGTCATCAGCCGCTCTGTCCGACCTGTGCGTAGGTGCTGCCGGTAGGAATCCACGGAAAGCCGCCGAAGTTCGCCACGTTCGAGACAATGCCGGACCCATTCCAGCGGGCCTGGCAATCGGACAGCCGCTTGCGGCAGCCGCGCACCATGCTGTAGGCGTTGCCGGCCGCCGGCAGATAATAGAAGGGCTCGAAGGTGGTGATCACCCCACCCGCAAAACTCTTGATCTCCAGCGCTTTCAGCCCGGCATTCGGCCCGCTGGTGAACTGGATCGTGCCCGCGCCAAAGGTGTCGGCCGCTTCCGTTCGCGCGGACGCGGTGAACACCGACGCACTGGTCACACTGGTCAAGGTGCCGGTGACGGTGTTGGCCGAGAGCGACACGCCGCAGCCGGCGTACTCGGTGCCGCAGAACAGCTTCGGACACTGCGCACCGTAGGTCTGGCCAACGGTCTGGTTGAGCGCGTCGATCAGCGACACGCCACCGATCTGGAAGCGGTGGTCGAGCAGGGTCGCCTTGCCGAACATGCCGGCGACGACGGGTTCCTGGTCCTCGACCGGTGCCGCCCACGACGTCGCGAAGACGTAGCAGCGCGCCCCGTCGAACAGGCCGCTGCCGACGGCGGCGCGCGACAGGCCGGAAGCCCCGGCAATGCCTTCGATGTCGACCGACGCCGGCGAGAATCCGGCGGTCGCCGACTGGCCGGTGAACTGGTAGCCGGCCGTCGACAGGTAAGTGTGCCCGCTCATCACCAGATCCCGAGGGTGATCGGTCAGGTAGATCGGCGACCCGGTGACTGGCACGATGCGCAGGCACAGAACACGGTAGCGGTAATCGGCAACGACGGATTTCATGGGTGGAGTAGTTCGATGATGTCGATCGACCGGCAGTCGCGCATGGAATTGCTCAAGGCGGTAATCTCGATCGAGGAATTGAAGCGACACGGCAGGTCGAATTCG